TGTATAATAACGGATGGCTCCTCTAAGCCCATCAATAGCATCTCCAATAAAAGATTTAGCGAACCCTGTCGCAGAATCAATAAGAGAGGTACCTAAATTACTAAAATAAGATTGCGGATTATACGTAATGTAACGGGGAGTAGGTACTGCTACTTCTAAATTAGTTAAATTGGCTTCAATCGTTATATTTAATGCTGTAGAAGAACCAGAAGAAGCCATTAACTGGTTTAATACTAGAAAAACTAAGGTTGCAAAGGTACCTGGATAATTATTTAAGGAAATCGCTGGCTTGTAAGAATCCTCACTATCTACATCCAGAGAGTCATAATCAGTATTACAATACCACGGTATGTCAAGAAGAACTGAAGTCGCCTCATTAGCATGTAGAAATGCATGAGGTCCCGATAATATAGTATTTACGAGAGTTACTTGGTTTGCGGAATAATCTAAAGTATTGGGCAATGGAGGTATTATGCCAACTAAAACACAACCAGCATGACCAATAGTACCAGCAACCGAAACACTCAATTGTCCAGCCATTCTATACAAAGACCCAACTTTGAGTCCATTTCTTAAAGAAACATTAGAATTAATTATATCACGAGGTAATTTTTCTATAGGATTATTTATTAATTGATATTGCGAAATATTCTGCGACCATCTAACAGAGCCGACATAAAAAGGTCTATTAATAAATGGTTTAACGTCTATTTTAAATGGTTCGTCAATATGTGTACGTGGTACTATTAATTTCTTTGTCATATCATTTATTTCTCTAGTCTGAATACTAGCAATACTAGTTGACACTATATCATTACTTTTATGTAAATCGTATTCTATTTTTTCTTGAAATTCATTATCTATTTGTAAATTTGGTATTGCTATGTCATTTTATAAAATACATATCGACATAAATATATGTATAATTTGCGATGCTTTTACAATATTAGCCATCCCTGTTTTCGCATCAAAAACATTAGAAGGTATTACTAATATACTATAAGTGATAGCTAAAAATAGTCTATATTATAGGAAAAATAAAAAATTAATTAACTTAATTATAAAATTGTAAAATAAAATTAAAAAACAGTATATTTAATTAGTATAAAAATTGCATAATT